ATTCTTTTCTTGCTACTGATTCTGCTTTTTTCATTGCTCCCTTTTAATTATTAGTTCTTTCACTAACGTTACAGAACTAATAATTAAAGAGTAGCTAATGGTTTATAGGTTGCTTTATTCACAAACCTCAAAAGCTCGGCTTTTAAGATAATAAACTTCTTACCACCTGGTTTGCTAGCTTTCAATTTTCCTGTTTGTATATACTGCCTGATTGTACCTGATGACACTTTTAACTCGTCGGCAACCTGTGAAACTGTTAAAAATTCTTTCATTTACACCCCTTTTTCTTGCTTTTTTGTGTTCTTTTGTGTATGTTTGTGTATGGTTATTGTGTTTACGTAATAGATACACAAGGTTAGTGAAGTTAATACACATTTTGTTAATAAAAAATACTTTTTGTTATGAATATACAATTTATATTAAATAAAATAAAATTAGAAAGAGAAATTTACTCAGATGCAGACCTAGCTAAAATATTTGATGTGTCGCCCGCAGCGGTTTCAAATTGGAAAGCTAGACAACGAATGCCAATGTCAGTAATACAAAGGTATTGTAACGAAAACAATACCCAAATAACTGATTATATAAGCCCAGTTTTAAAAACAAAAACAAGACAAAAACAAACAGATATTAAAAATTTAAACGAGAAAGTCTCAATTAAAGATGATAATATTGAAATTACAAGGGATTTAGAGATGGTAGATGCTAAATATATAATTGACTTACAAAAAGATAAAATTGAACAACAACAACGCGAATTGGTTATGTTGAAAAATGTTATAGAAAACCAACCGCTACAAAAAATGAAATTTGACGATGTTCAAGCCGATATGGAAACAACAGTAGAAATAAAAAATATATTTTCTTTAAAACCGACAGAGAGAAAAGTATCCAAAGCTGAAGGATATAAAAAGATAGCAAAAATTATAAACATTGAATCTGAAACTTATAAAAATAAATTTCTTTCTGTAGGAAATTGGCACCTAACCGACAAACACCCTGTTGATGAAGTTATTGATAAAGATACCTTAAAAGAATTAAAAAAAATGACTAGAAACCTACCTACTGTTTTAGATTCTCTTAAGTGGGTTGCAGGGTTGCATTATATGGTCATCCCAGTTAGGTATGTTTATCAAGGTGCTTATTGCAACACTATTTGCTATTTATTATTAGATTGGAAGTCAAAACCAGTAAAAGTGTTAAGCAAGTCTATTATTATTAATGGAATAGAAAATTGAGTAGGCTTTATCGCAGAGGAGATAGTCCAAATTGGTGGTACACGGAAGGTACACCGCCCAATAGAATTATGCGAAGCACTGGGACCGCATCCCTTAAGCTAGCAAAGATGCTGAAGAAAAAGTGGGATGAAGAGCTTTTTTTTAAAAAGAACAACATCCCACAGAATCAACGCATGACCATACACGATGTATGTGAAAAATATAAAATAAACATGCTTTCAAAGTCAAAAAACACAGCATACACTAAACAAAAACTAGGCTACATTAATAGATTTAATGATTACATGAGGTTAGAAAAAAATCGCAAGTTGTTTATTGAAATTAATGCAGCTGATATAGATAGATATATTGTTTATAGAATGGCAAAATCAAAAGTGTCATCAAAAACAGTTGAAGATGAAATACGCGTTCTTGGTAAAATGTTTGAGTATGCAACCAAGTATCAATACTATGAAAACACCAATCCAACAGAAAACGCAGATATACCAATCCATAAAGGGAAAAAAAGAATACCAATACCGCCTCAATATGTTTTGCAAGCAATTAAAGACAAAAAAACATCAGAAAGAGACAAGGCGTATTGGAGTATATGTTTTTATACTGGGTTACGAGCTAGCGATGCTGGAGCATTAACAAAAAACCAGGTGCTTAAAGATAGGATTGTAATTCACGATACTGAAAAAACAGATATACCCGTAGAAATACCTCTTCATCCAAAATTACAAGCAATGAATATTGTTAATGTTTATACAAAAAAAGATGATAGGGATTCATCTAGAGAAAGGTTTCAAAAAACATTACGAGAACTTGGATATACTGTAAAAGCTGATATTCATTGTTTAAGGCACACCTTTAATATGATGATGTTAACGGAAGGTGGACTAAGCTCAAAAGACAGGAAAGCGATGCTAGCACACAGCAATGAAGAGACTACAGCGGACATTTATACTCATCAGGATTTTGATTTTATTGCTAAAAAAATAACTTCTTTGGACTAGGATGTAACATTTTTGTATCAAGGTGTAGCATTTTTGTAACAAAGCAAACCCCTACAAACCAATACAAACCGTGCTAACCGTAAAACAAAAAAGCCCTCATTTAAGAGGGCCTCTCGTCGAGATTCTGGTTTTCTCGGTAGTAGCGGGGGAAGGATTCGAACCTCCGACCTTCGGGTTATGAGCCAGGATTATGTGTTGATATTGTTGAACTTAGATTTATTTGTAACATATTTGTAACTCAACTTTTACCGATGTTACGGAAATGTTACAAATTTAACTTTTTTTTAAGTTTGCGAATTAAAGGAGTTCTAGCTTTGAGTTCCGTTCCATTATATAAGGTGACTCCATTAAATATACTATGTGGTATAATTTGAAATAAACCATTATCATCTTGATAGTTTACTAATGCAAATCCTTGTTGCCAATCGTTTCTTGGGCTAAAAGCAGGAACAATGTTGGATTCAATGCGCGCAACAGTTCCTGGGGAATATGCTACATACGTTCTAATACCCTTTCGAGGGTGTACAGTTTTTTGTGCCATTTCATGTCGGTGTATATGTCCAACTATTTCAGAATTTCTTGCTTGAGCTAGAATTGCTTTCACAGTATCAGCATTTCCTTTTCTAGCTAAAGTGCCATGAGAAACGCGCAAGTTATCGTTTAACCAATACTCGCCAGCAGGATACGGAGCTTTATATTCTACGCCTAAATCATCAAGAGCTAGCAAAGTTGGAATTGTCATCTGAGTTTTTTTTGGTTCATTAGCTGGTTTAAGGTTATATGCTGCGATTATATTTTTTGATATAGCTTTACTCATTCTTAATTCATGGTTACCTTCTAAATAAATCATAGTATTGCAATGTTGCCTAAATTCTTTGGTCCACCAATGCAACTCGTTAATTGCTGGTTGCGTAGTAAAAAAGAACTCAGGAGAAACTAAAAACTTATCTGACCATTCAGGTAAGTCCATCATGTCACCCAGATATATTATAGTATCTGGTTTTTCTAGCTCAGCAACTTGTAAAACACAATCAAGAGCCTGTCTATCGTGAAATGGGTCTAGCACTCCAGTTTCAACATCTCTTCTAAAACCAAACTGTGCATCGGGAATAATAAGAGCTTTCTTAAAATTTTTAGATTTTTTGATGTTTATTTTTGGTTTTTTAAAGCTAATAGGAGCAATAGGAGTAATATGTGGAAACTCAACTTCAACTGGTTTTATCCTAACTAACCACGCTTTAACCTGAAACAAGGGTCTATGTATAATTGCCTCCGATGTTTTCATGGCTGTTTCCCACTTATTTACTACATATCTATCTACTTTCCATATTTCAGTATCAACATTGCAGGCATCTAATAGCTCGTCTAATGTTTGAGGGTTTTTTTCACCTCTGTAATCTAAAATAGCATAATTACCTACAACTTCAAAATTCTTGCCTTGTTTTTTATAATCTTCAATGTCTTCATGGAAACTATCTATATTTGCGTTTAAGTCTTCGTTATGCTCTATTAAAGTATCAGATAAATTTTTATTTGGATTAATGCCTAGTTTACCCTTTCTTTTTAACCCTCTTATTTTTTCAGCGTTAAAAGTTTCATTTGGGTATTCAAGGTTAAGAACAGAAGCAACTCTACTGTAAGTGTATCCTTTTAAAAGAAGTTTAGTTGCTCTATCTTTTTTTTCTTTGGTCCAAAAGACAGATTTGCTTTTCATTAATTAACTGTATTTAACAACAATTTTTTCAAAATGCTCTATTGTTCCAGCGCCTTTTGCTGTATTATACCAACTTTTCCAATAGCTAGCTTGTTGTTCTAGCGAAGAAGGCAGCGGTTTAGGGACTCTCCAGTAATGCAATCTACATACAACAATTCCTGCTAAAATATTAGTAGTCATTATCTGTTTCCAGTCTTCTTCTTGGGGGTTAGTAAAATATTTCCAATCTAAATAACATACTTCGGCTACTTTTTTCATAAGAGTTTCTCTATATTGCAAATAATCATTGCATAAAGAAACAGCTACCCAAGGTTCACATTGCCAGAATCCACGAGCTATATCGGAGCCTTTTTGACTTAGATACTGGTATTTAGATTCAACTAATCCAGTTCTATATACTAGCATCATAGCATCATGGCTAGCATATTTTAAACCCATTTTTTCCAATGTGCTTTTAATAAGGTGCATCATTTGTAATGAATCAATCATTATTTACCCAACTTTGCACCGCTAATAATCATTGCAAGTAAGTTTTGAATTAAATCAGCTACGTCACGAAATATTGGAGCTTCTTTCTCATCTTTTACAAACGGTATATTTATAGCCCTGTCCATACCTTCTGCTATCATTATTTCAAACTCATCACTTTTTAGGTACGCTAAAAAAGCTTCTCTTATACCATCTGCTTGTTGTTCTGCTAGCTCCGTTGCTTTTGCAACCATCAACGCTTTTATATCCATTATTTATTCCCTTTTTTTATATTCATTAATAACAAAATAATTGAAAGAATTGCTACTACGATTTGCAAAGACTCATGTATTTGAGTAAGCCCTATTGCGTAGTTACTAAAACTAATTACCGCTACTTTTAAACTATCCATTAATGTTTTCCGTTTATTCTAGATAAAGAACCCTCTACCCTTGATACTTGATTGTCTAAATCATTGATTTCTTTGGTTATTGCATCAAATTTTCTATCTAATTTGTCATCCGATTTATTCCATCTATCAATTAATTTGAGACAAATAGATTCTAAATTTTCTAATGTTTCAGATTGACCTTTATTTTCGACTTCTAACTCTTTTAATGTTTCTTGTTGTTTAGCTGATTTATTAGAAAGAGACACTACTAAGTAAACAAACATAGCACCCACTACGCCAATCATTCCCGCTTCACCATACAATGCTAAAAAATCCATTACTTACCTTTAATGCACTTTAAAAATTTTGTTAAAATTTTATTTCTTATATTATTTCTACCTCTGTTACGAGCTAGCATTAAAACAGATTGTCCTCTTATTAAAGATTCTTGTTGTTCACTCATTTTACTTCAACTTTTTCCCAATCATAATGCAAGTAACACCAATTAGAGTGTTCATAAATTTTTCCATGATACCGATGCTTTATTGAATCAACATCAACTATCTCTATAAATACTGTGTTTGACAAAGTATCCTGAGGCGTCAAAGGTAAATTCCCTACTAACCACCCTCGGCTTTCGCAATTTTGAATACTTACTATACTTAACAGGAATGTCATAACTCGTATTGACAACTTTAAAATCTCCATTTTTTAATTTTTTAATTGTTTTATTCACAGCACCATCCACCATGCAATTCCTGTTTCAACAACAATATCCGCCATAGTGTTATATGCCCAAGCTTTTTTAGTTCCGTAGGTTTCTTCATCACCCTCAACAAACCATTCAAACACTTCCCATAATACTCCTATAATGAAGACACCCATTACACACCAAAAATCTGTCCAATGTAACCATTGAAATATTTTACATAAAAAAGCTCCCGCTGCTAAATGATACGCTGTCCATCCATCTAATTGACCAGTTCTATATTGCCATAATACAAGCGTTGCTAAAGGGTTTTTCATAATTCTTTTATAACATTATTTTCTAGCTTATGTTTTCCAATTATCATCCTACCTGCACCTCCACCATGCTCATCATCGCATTTATCAACATAAGCTTGCTCAATCGTATTCCAATTATCACTGCGTTGAATAACAGTACCGTTAAAAACAAGAAAATAATTTTTACTAGAAGGATAAGTCAGGGTCTCCGTTGTACCATCTTTAAATTTCTTCGTACGAACTGCGCCTGGAGTTGTATTGCGATATAACTGTAAATCATGACCCTGAGAACTTTTCCTTATTAACATCAGATTGCTTTAGCCTCTACCACTTCAGGCTCTAAAGCTTTTTTAAGCTCTATCACACCTTTCTGATGTTTTTCTACAAACACTTTTTCGCACTCAACTAATTGCTGACGCATGAAAGCATTTGTATTTAGTTTATTCTGAACATCACTTACATGATTTTGGTACATAGCAACTTCTCCTGCTAGTTCCTTTTGTGAATCAGTCATATCCTCGATTACATATTCTTTACCATCGAGATTCAAGACTGGCTTTTCTTTTTCTTTTTTAGCCATGTTAGACTCCTTGTTTGTTAATTAATCTTCTTTCTTACTATCTTCGTAAGCTTTCTTTACTTCATCTGTCCAAATTGCATTAGCTAGAGCCTGTATTTCTGCTGACTCTCCAGATACATCCATATCTGGTGTTAATACTTTTCTATGATACTTGTAAGAGATTTTCT